GGAAGGAGACTTTCGGTCAAATTTCTCTCAGGGATCAAAAGTAAAACCATATAAATTAACAGAATTAGAAATAGAACAAGTACTTCTTGCATCTAAAGCTTTAGGTGGTATTTTGAGTGCTGTTGATTTTATTGCTTCCAAGAATCCTCAAAAAATTCCCCCATATATTTTAGAGGTTAACAGTTCGCCTGGCACAGAAGGAATTGAAAAAGCAAACAATAAAAATATTGTAAAAGATATTTTGGTACATTTTAGAAATCCAGATGTGCGTTATAAAGTACCAACTCAATGTGGCTATGAAGAAGTAGTTAATATTGAACCTTTTGGTGAGATGGTTGCTAAATTTGATACAGGCAATCCTGTATTGTCAGTTCTTCATGCTGAGAATATTGAAATAAAGGGAAAGAAAATTACTTTCTCTTTAAATGGAAAAACAATAACTACAAATTTGGAGAAAACATATACAGTTGATACTGGTGGTGGGAAGGATGATCGCCCAGTTATAAAACTTGATATGGAATTTGCCGGTACATCATATAAAGATGTTATGTTTGGTTTAAATGATAGAACAGAAATGGGCACAGATGTTTTGTTAAACAGATACACTATGAATCGATTCAATGTTATGGTTAATCCTCAAAGAAAATATATCGTCACTACCAAATATGTCCTTGACAAATAGCTTTAAAGGTGATATAGTTACTATATGAATTTTTACACAAATGTTATTCAGTGGGGCAACAATCTTCTTGTTCGTGCTGTTATAAATGATAAACGGGAAAATTTCAAAATAAGATATTCTCCTACACTTTATGCTCCTGTAGAAAAGAAAACTCCGTATAAAAATCTTGATGGTGGTTATGTTACTGATTTGACATTTCCCACCATCAAGGAAGCTAAGTCATGGGTTGAAAGTCATAAATCTCAACCAGAACTTATATATGGAAATACCCAATATCCTTACACTTATATTGCTGACAATTATAAGGGTAGAGTTGATTGGGATTTAGAGAAGCTTTTAGTAGTCACAATTGATATTGAGGTTCAATGTGAAAATGGATTCCCTTCACCAGAGCTTGCTGAAGAAGAGCTTCTATCCATCACCATTAAAAATCATCAGAGCAAACGTATTGTTGTTTGGGGTATTGGTGATTTTGAAACAGACCGTGAAGATGTAACATATATAAAATGTGAAAGTGAAGTACATCTATTAAAAGAGTTTCTTGTGTTTTGGCAAAAATATCATCCTGATATTGTTACGGGGTGGAACTCTGAATTCTTTGATATTCCATATGTTTGTAATCGTATCAAAAAGTTGTTTGGAGAAGAAGAACTGAAACGGTTGTCTCCTTGGGGTGGTGTACTAACCCGTGAAGTTTATAAGATGGGCCGTAATCATCAGACATATGATATACAAGGTATTGCAGCATTAGATTATTTTGATTTGTATCGCAAGTTTACATATTCTGCTCAGGAGTCATATCGGCTAGATCATATTGCATTTGTTGAATTGGGTGAACGTAAAGATGGTAATCCTTTTGAAACTTTTCGTGAATGGTATACTAAAGATTATCAGTCATTCATTGAATATAATATTCAAGATGTTGAAATTGTTGATAGATTAGAAGATAAGATGGGACTTATTCAATTATGTTTAACTATGGCTTACGATGCCAAGGTTAATTATGTGGATGTCCTTGGTTCAGTTCGTTATTGGGATATTCTGATATATAATCATTTGCGTGAAAAAAACATTGTTATTCCACCAAAAAGTAAATCAGAAAAGGTAGAGAAATTTGAAGGTGCTTATGTAAAAGACCCTCAAGTTGGCATACATAACTGGGTTATGAGTTTTGATTTGAATTCTCTATATCCACATTTGATCATGCAATATAATATTTCACCTGAGACACTTATGCCTAGTGAAATAAAAGAAGGAATGGTTGATAAGATACTTGATGGTAAGATTAGAAATACCACTGATCATTGCATGACTCCAAATGGTGCATTCTTTCGTAAAGACAAGCGTGGATTTCTGCCAGAAATAATGGAGACTATGTACAATGACCGTGTTAAATATAAAGGACTTATGCTCGAAGCTAAGCAACAATATGAGGACACTAAAGACCCCCAGCTCCTCAAAGATATATCTAGATATAACAACATCCAAATGGCAAAGAAGATATCTCTCAATTCGGCGTATGGTGCTATTGGGAATAACTGGTTTCGCTATTTTGATCTTATGGTCGCTACTGCAATTACAACTTCTGGCCAGTTATCTATACGTTGGATTGAAAAGTCTCTTAACATCTACCTTAATAAAATCTTGGAGACAAAAAATGAGGATTATGTTATCGCATCTGATACCGATTCGGTTTATATCACTTTTGACGTATTGGTTAGTAAGGTGTTTAAAGAGGGAGGAACACCAGAGAAAATTACCGATTTCTTGGACAAGATTGCAAGTGAGAAGTTGGAACCTTTTATTCTCAAAAGTTATACGGCTCTTGCTAAGACTATGAATGCATACGAACAAAAAATGAAAATGTCAAGAGAGGTGATTGCTGACAAGGGCATCTGGACTGCAAAGAAAAGATATATTTTGAATGCCTGGGATATTGAAGGTGTTCGTTATAAAACTCCTCAACTCAAAATTATGGGTATTGAAGCAGTCAAGTCATCTACGCCAGCTGTATGCAGACAAAAGATTAAGGATGCATTGAACATCATGATGACGGGCGATGAGAAAGAATTAAATAATTTTATTCAAGAGTTCAGAGATGAATTTATGAAGTTGCCGCCAGAAGATATTGCTTATCCTCGTTCTGTGAATGGGCTTAAAAAGTTTTCATCGTCCAATGGTATGTTTGCAAAGGGAGCTCCCATTCATTGCAAGGGGGCTATTCTATATAATCATTTGGTGAAGAAACATAAGCTGTCAAACAAATATCCTATTATACAGGAAGGCGATAAGATAAAGTTTCTGCACATGAAGCAACCTAACATTTATACCTCAAGTTCATTTTCTTTTTTAACTTCTTTTCCAAAGGAACTTGACATTATGGATAGGATAGACTATGATGAACAATATACTAAATCGTTTGTGGAACCATTAAGGAATATAACTGAGAAGATGCTTTGGAAAATTGATGACAGTTATGGAACACAAGGTACTTTAGAGGAGTTTTTTTAAAAAAGTACTTGCCTTTTGTATGAAAGCCGTATATTATACATGAATACTCAATGATGAGTATAAACGCATGAACTATCTGGCGTGGCCACTGGCCTTAAACTGGGTAAAGATTGCACTTAACAGGCCGAAGGCCGAATAAGGAGTTACAAGATGTCTATTATTAGTAAAACATTTATGGGAGAGCCTGTAGATATTTCAAAATACGATCCGATATTTCCAGAGGGAGGTATTCGTGAAACCATATTCAAGAAGGGAACTTTTGTGAAGTGGTATTGGTTGTTTATTGGTGATTGGAAGATTGATGACCCACGACTAGATAATACGGGTGTTAAGGCCGAACAGAATAAAGGTGAAGATTCTGATGAAATGGCTTATGATTATGAAGTAAATGGCTGGGATCAAGGTTCATTTCCCCCTGCTTTGGGAACTGACGGTGATATGCGAAATGGCCGAACAAGGGTCATTGCCGCAATTAAGAAAGCCCAGCAGTGGATTCCAGCTGCACTTTTTAATTTTGAAGAAACTGATACTCCTGTAAAGGATAAGGTAACAGAAGGTCTTCGAGCTAATGTTCAAAAACCTATGACTCGTTCTGTAACAGAAGATTTTGTTGCTGGTGGTGTCGCTGCAATTGATGCTGGAGAACTGAAGCGAGATGCAGATGAAATCATGGATTGGTTAGTCAATGATACGAATATTGGAGATCGGTTTGGTAATGAAAATGGTCAGTGGACCCGAATTGTTAATATGATTCTCGAAAGAAGTGTTAGTAAAGATAATTTAACACTAGTTTTGAGTCGTGATGATTGGTTTAGTTGGATTAATTTTATTCCAAACATAGATTTAACAAAGGTTATTTTATATAAGGCTGGAACAAGTTCACAACCTTCTCGTTTTTGGAGTGATCATGTTCTGCCTAATGCTGGTAAAATGCCACCAGTTATCCTTTATACTGATGCATATTCACCAGAAAAATGTTCAGCTGTTGTTGAAGGTTTTATTTCAGAACTCGCTAAAATGTATACACAAACCTATGCAGTAGTGAATAATGATTTGGCAGGTGGGCCCTTGTCATTAACTACCCCGGCTACTCGACCATACAATATTATTGGGGTGTGTCCTAATCTTAAGCGGGGAGATCAACCACAAAACTATAAGAATCATATTCTAATGGATGTTACACAATATGTGGCAGATGGAGCTCCTAAAGAAGATGATGATTATAGTGGTATCGAAGCAGCATTAGGTATTGCTGCATAATGTATGATTAAAAATCTTTTAATAGATCATATTAAAAACAACGTGCCGGATAGTAAAGTTGCCGTTTTGCTATCCGGCGGCGTTGATTCTATATCCGTAGGTCTTGCTGCACAATATGCTGGTAAGAAAGTTCATGCGTACAGTTTTCAACTAGGAAATCAAACGTCATATGATTTTGCTAAGGCCGCAGAAGTTTCATATAAGATGAAATGGGAATTTACGCCAGTCGTAGTTCCTAAAGAAAATCTAATTCCCGATTGGCACAGACTTGTAGAATTGGGTTGTAGAAAAAAGACCCATTTTGAAACGGTATTTCCATTTTTGTATGTATATCCAGAAATAGAAGAAACTTATGTTGTAACTGGTTGGGGTGCTGATGGATATTTCGGTGTAAGTAAGAAGGCAATGATGCGTTATAGTTCAATGCAGAAAGGTAGAAACTATGTAGCATATTGTAAAGATCATAACCAGAAAAGATTAACCTTTAATCAGTTTAGAGAAGCTTATTTTGTAGAAGGACAATGTGCTGGATTAGATTGGCACAATAAATTGGTTATTGAACATAACAAGAAACATATTATACCATATCTTGATGAAGATGTGCGTGACTATTTGATGAGTAAAACTTATAGAGAATTAAATACACCAAAACAGAAAAATATTGTCAGAAAAGACTTTACAGAATTTAAAAAGTTTGGTAGAATAGAGACTCATATAAATTTACATCTTGGCGCTGGCGTGGATAAGTTGTTTGAAACACTGCTAAATAATAAGAAGATAAATTTTAGAAATCGCAAAAGAGTGATGGACGTTTGTAGAGATTGGAGCAATGGTGTAC